AACGAGAGAATTAGGCAATTAGCCTAATTCTTTAAATCGAAAATTAAAAATAGCCTGCTAATATAGCAGGTTATTTTTTTTGTCTAAGTTATTGATTTTATTATATAAAATCGGGGATGTATACCATAGTCCCCACCAAAATTTATATAATTTTGCAAAAAAATCTGTACACCAAGTTTCCCTCAAACGACCCCCATGTGTTTGAAACACGACCCCAAAAAAATTTTTCACAAAAAAAATCTTGCACTTTTGTGCAATCAATACTATATTTAGTGTAAAAAGAGGTAAAAATGACAACATATAGATTACGACTTTCTGAGATAAGTGAGTTTAGGGTCAAAGATACCGACCATTTACTGCAAGAGATAGCATCTGTGTTGGTGTGCAAGGGTATGGAAACTCCTGCAATGCTAAAACGCATAGCCAATGCCTGTTGTGACTGGAATGGTTTAGCATATCGTTACAGTGACAAAGACGAATTGCTTGCAGACATGATAAAAAACAAAGTTTTGGTTAACATGAACGAAAGGAAAGCCAATGAAACGAACTGATTATGGGTATGCAGACCTGACAAAGAAGGAAGTTTACGATTTTCGTAAAGCTTTGAACCTGAGTCAGGCAAAATTATCCAAAAAATTAGGATTAAGTCTAAGAACGTGGTGTCACTACGAGTATGGCACACAAAGAATGCCAGTATCTGTGCATATGGCACTACAACATTTGCAAAATGGGGGCGGTGAAGCAGAAAAAGTGCATGAAAATGTAAAAAAACATCAAGAACCACTGACAAAATACGACATGGATAGAATTTCTAGACTAAGAAAGTCTATGAAAGACGTTTTGACATCTGTTACGACAAGTTTAGAGCCTGTACCAGCTAAGATTATAGCTCAAAGTGAGAAAGAGATGGGCTTCCTGTTGTCAAAAATAAATAATTGATATAATATCTCTACAGAAACTAGTTTTTTGTGGAGAGATACATGGCAAACGGACCTCTAGGAGGATTTATGCCGACCCCACCATCACCAGGTCAACCACCACAGGTGAAATTGGAGACATCGGCTGAAAGCAGAGGCAATTTCAACAAATTTTTAGGAACACTGCCAAAAAATGGAGCTATAGCTCCGATACAGACAGGAGTTATGCAATCCTCCACAGCTCCTGTCTCCCCTATGACAAGCAATGTGAACATTTTCCAGCCACAGATGTCACAGATGACTCCTATGCCGATGATGCCACCTGCACAACCTGTGCAAATGATGCAAACTGGTGGAGAGGCTGGTGATTTTAGTGATTTTGCAGGATTTGATGATCCATCTGATCCTTTTGGCATTGATGATAGTGGTCAAGAGGACACATCAGATAGTTTTGATGCAAATATGGGTTTGTCAAATCAAGAGATTCAGAATATTTTTGGGGGTGATGACCCAACCTCACCCCCATTACCTACTCCAAGACCAGATGTGTTAAAAGAAGCAGTATCAAGAGCTGAAAAGGAGATATTTGGTGGCACAGAATCTGATGCTTTAAAGTTTTTCAACGATCAGGGTGGGTTAAGTAATGTTGGTCAAAGGGCTTTTGACGATGCTATCAAGGGTAATTTAGTTGCACTTCAAGAACCAGAAGTAGCACCTGTAGCTCCTGCTGGTGGAGGTTTACAGTTGGCAAGTTTACTTGACAATAGAATTATACCAGGTGATGCAAAGAGTGTTTCGCCAGGTGATTTAAGTAAGCAGGGATTTTTAGGAGTTAGTCCAACAGGTACAATTGATACTGGTAAAGGTTTATCGACTATACCTGATTTAACTTTAGATAAAGATTTATTACAAGCAAGACCAGACGTTTTAAGAACTGGCACTGCATTACCAGCATTTCCAACAACAGCACCAGCAACAGAAAGAAAAACATTTGTACAAAGTCAACCAGAGGGTGCTTTAAAAGGCACTGGTTTTGACTTTGTTCCAGACGCTTTTCAAATATCAAATTTCTTATCACAACGTGGCACTTCACCCACACTAACATCTGGATTAACTGGAATAGCACCAGTTGGAACACAAACAGCAGGATCAAGAGGTGATATTGTAAGATCTGATGCACCTATCTCCAGAGGTATGCAAGACCTAACAAGAGAAGATGAACAATTAATTGCACCAGAGATATTCGGCACAGGTCAGATAGCTGGTATGGATGAGAATACATTCAGATCGTTATCAAATGAAGCACAACAACAAATATTGAGTGATATAGCAGGTGCTGATATGGGTACTACCTTTACTGCACGAGATCCAGATCCTAATCGTGGCATTGTGCCTGACACGGCATTAGAAACATTGCAAGGAGCTAGAGTGCAAACACCAGCAGTAGACACTGTATTTGATATTGACACAACATTTGATCCAATAACACTAGATGACAGATTAACAACAGTGTCTCCTGATACTCTAGCTGGGATTAGTCGTGAGCAAAGAATAGATGATGCAAACACATTTAGATCATCTGACAATATTCCTGATGCAGCCAGAATATTTGGTGGTAGACAAATTCAAACCACACCAATTGATCAGGGAGTTGATTCAATCGTAGGTGATGATGTTGTGCCATCATTAGAGATTGCAGATATTCAAGGTGATGTAAATCAGCAAAGAGTTGCAGACATATTAAGCAATCCTAAATTTGGAGAAACATTTAAGATAGGTGATGCAGTATTTCCAAATCTTCTTGCAACTTTAGCTAACAAAGTTGGGTCATTTTTTGACAGACGATTGTTTGATGGCATTGTAAGTAAAGGTTTAGATGCAGTTGTTGATCCAGATACTGGCAGAATTATTGGTGCTAAAAATGAGTTTGGTCAGTTGATTGAGGGTCGTGATTTAGAACAATTCAAAGCAGGTGACGATAATGAAGATCCTGTAACAAAGTTTTTAAAGAAAACAACAGAAGAAAAAGAAGAAAAAAAAGAAGACGAGAAACCACCTAACGTAATAGGTGGCACAACTCCGACAGAACCTACGCCCCGTCCACCAACAGTTGTGCCATCTAAGTTCCCTGCATCAACTGCAAGCTTTACACCTGTAGATTTTGATGCTGGTAGTTTAAATGATTTGATAGCTAGAATTACAGGAGTTCCAGCACCAAGAACTGTTACTGGAACACCTGTGCCTATGCAAGATGGTGGTGTAATTAATGCTGTGGATAATTTTTTAACTAAGGTAGCATGACCAATTTACAATATGCTGAGTTTTTAAGTGATGATGAGTTACAAAAAGTAGCTCCTCTACTTAAAAGATTAAAAAAACTTGAAGATAGATCTGAATCTCAAGATGATTTTTTACGTTTCGTCAACAAGATATGGTCTGGTTTCATTGAGGGTAAACATCACAAGATCTATGGTGAGAAGTTACAAGCAGTTGCAGATGGTAAAATTAAACGTCTGATTGTAAATATGCCACCAAGACATACGAAGTCTGAGTTTGCAAGTTACTTATTTCCTGCATGGCTTATGGGCAAACGACCAGATTTAAAGATAATACAAGCAACACACACAGCAGAGCTTGCAGTAGGTTTTGGTCGTAAAGTTAAAAACCTTATTGATAGTGAGGATTTCAGAGACATATTTCCAGATATAAGATTAGCAACAGATGCCAAAGCTGCAGGACGTTGGTCTACTAATAGTGGTGGTGAATATTATGCTGTTGGTGTTGGAGGTGCATTGGCTGGAAGAGGTGCTGATTTATGTATTATTGATGATCCTGTATCAGAACAGGATGCTTTAAGTCCAACTGCTTTGGATAGTATTTACGAGTGGTACACATCAGGTCCGAGGCAAAGATTACAGCCAGGTGGATCTATAATCATTGTGATGACACGTTGGGGTATTAAAGATTTGACTGCAAGGGTGTTGCAAAAGCAATCAGAAGGTGGTGCTGACAGGTGGGATGTCGTGGAGTTTCCTGCCATATTCCCTGATACTGGTAACGTATTATGGGAAGAATATTGGTCGAAAGAAGAATTAGAGGCTGTCAAAGCATCTATACCTGTGTCAAAATGGAACTCACAATATATGCAAAACCCTACTGCTGAAGAGGGTGCAATTATAAAAAGGGAGTGGTGGAATGTTTGGGATCGTGTTGAGCCACCTGCCTGTTCATACGTCATACAGTCCTATGACACGGCTTTCACAAAGAATGATCGTTCTGACTATAGTGCTATTACTACTTGGGGTATTTTCACACCTGTTGAAGGGGAAGGAGATGCCATCATCTTGCTTGATGCCGAAAAAGGCAGATGGGACTTTCCAGAGCTTAAAGAAAAAGCACACGAGCTGTGCGAAGCATATGATCCTGACATGATTTTGATAGAGCAAAAAGCTAGTGGTACACCATTAACACAAGAGCTGAGACGCATGGGAATACCTGTCACTCCGTTTACACCGAGTAAGGGTGCAGACAAGTTTGCAAGAATGAACGCTTGTGCGCCTGTGTTTGAAAGTGGTATGGTTTGGAGACCAGATGCTAATTTTGCAGAGGAAGTAGTAGAGGAATGTGCCAGTTTTCCTCATGGTGATTATGATGACTTGGCAGATTCGATGACACAGGCTATACTAAGATTTAGACAGGGTGGTTTTATCACTACTCCTGATGACGATGAACAAGAACCAGTTTATAGAAGAAAGATGGAGTATTACTAATGGCAGATAAAGTTACAAAAAATATTAGAAAAGCATTTTCAAAAACAGATGCTGACGAATTAGCTAAAGCTATAAGAGATATTAAGCCACCATTGGCTAATGGAAAAGATGCAAAAATGATGAAAATCATAGCCTCCTTTATGAATAAAAAAGAAATGGGTGGTGAAGTTGTTGATATGACAAAGTCACAACCTGTTGGCATGATGGATGGTGGTAAAGTCAAGAAGATGAACATGGGTGGTGTCATCGGTGGTCGTGGTGGTAAATTTAAAGGTATGAGATAATGTCATTAAAGTCGGCTGATCCATTTGGTGATCTTAAAAGAAAAGAAGACGCTGCAGTTTTAAGAAAGCTTAAAAAAACTGGTAAAGCAAAAAAGATAAGAACAAAACCAATTAAGATGACTATACAAAGTGCAAGCATAACTAAGCCAACAAGTATGAACATAGATAAAAATATGATCATGCCTAAGATGTTGAGTAAGGGTGGAGTTGTAGATATGACAAGATCAATAATAATTAATCCAGAAACAGGAGAGTAAAATGGCAGTTCCTTCTAAATTTAAAGGTTTTTCAAAATTACCTGAGTCTGTACAACAAAAGATGAATCCAGACCTAGCTGAGAAGTTTGGCATGGGTGGTGATGTTAAAGGCAAAAAAGGTAAAAATATATGTCGTGGTAGAGGCATAGCAAGAAAAGGTACTGGATTTACATTAAGGTAAGATTATGGCTATTGAAAAGGTAGACGGAGTAGAGAATTTAGACGCACCTAAAGGTGTTACATCTATTGAGATAGAAGAAGCACCAATAGGGGATAACATCACAGAGATGGATGATGGTTCTGTTGTTATTGGTGAGATAGAAGAACAGGTAGCTCCAATTCAAGTGCCTTTCAATGCAAACTTAGCAGAATTTATGGATGATGCCGATCTTGGTAGAATATCCACCGAAATTGTAAGTGAAATACAAGAAGATATAAACTCTCGTAAAGAGTGGGAAGATCAGTATAAAAATGGTCTTGAATTACTAGGCATGAACTATGAAGACAGAGCTGAACCTTTTGAAGGTGCATCAGGCATAGTCCATCCATTACTTGCTGAATCTGTTACACAGTTTCAGGCACAAGCATATAGAGAATTACTACCAGCAGGAGGTCCTGTAAAGACAGCCATTATAGGGCAAGAAACTCCTGAAATAGTAGCGCAGGCTGAACGTGTTAAGAATTTTATGAATTATCAAATAACCTACGAGATGGAGGAGTATGATCCAGAATTAGATCAAATGTTATTTTATCTTCCAATCGTTGGATCATCATTTAAAAAAGTTTATTTTGACCCATCATTGCAACGAGCAGTGTCAAAGTTTGTTCATGCAGAGGATCTTATAGTTCCTTACAATGCAACAGATTTAAAGACATCTACAAGAATTTGTCATGTAATTCGCATGGACTCGAATGAAATAAGAAAGTTGCAACTTACTGGGTTTTACAAAGATATTGAGTTGCCTACATCAGAAGCTGATACAGATAATTATGATGAGGTAAAAGAAACAATCAAAGATATTGAAGGCATCAGTTCGTCAAACTATAACGAAGAACTTACATTATATGAAATACACACCGACTTAGACTTACCAGGCTTTGAGGATATGAGTCCTCAAGGTGAAGCCACTGGACTCAAGATGCCTTATATCGTAACCATAGTGGAGTCATCTGGTGAAGTATTATCAATCAAAAGGAATTTCAACGAAGCCGATCCGTTACGCAGTAAAATACCTTACTTTGTACACTATAAGTTTTTGCCTGG